TTAACTGCGGTTCACCGAGGGCGCCCGGGCACGTTCCGGCATGCCAGGGGCTGCAATCAGGCGCTCTACCGACTCCATGGTGACAAACGTACAGCTGCAATCAACGTTGGTGCACTGGTGATAACGCTCTTTGGTATTTTCACTCAAATAGCGACTGGTTCGCGCATGTGCCGAGTGCTTACATTTAGGACAATGAAACATACCGCCTCCGTTTAATTCACTTTTTGTGAATTAATAATACCCCAAAAGCGTAAAATTAAAAGCGTACTACTCGCTTTCGATGGAAAATTTTTCGTCGGCAATGTCAGGTTCAAGATTCACCTCCGTCGTAAAGCCTCTTCCGTCAAGGGTGTGTACGACCCGGCTGACGATCCACGCTTGCTCGTCAATCGCCCGCTTGAAGCCTTTCACCTGAAGGGGGGTTTCTGGAAAAAGGTCAGCTTTTCCCAGCGCCAGCTGGATAGAAAATTTCACTACCCCGCGCTGTAAAGCACGCCATTTGGCTTCAGCCGCTCTGAGTGCCTGCGCTTCGGAGGCAAAAATAGTGGTCAGCTCAAAGACGTTATCGGCGGCACCAACCAACGTCTCCTGCGGCGTTTGCTCCGTGCTGCCGGATACGGCTGCGGCATCCGGATGAGGTAACGCGCCTGTCGCTGCCGCCGATGGCAGACGATTGATGCTGACCTTTGGGTGTTGTTGTTTAGGATCGCTCGTTTGCAGCCATTTGGCCGTCACGCCGGAATACGCTTCGCGATCGGCGATGGAAAAGCTGTGTTTATCACCATCGGCGCGTTCAATCACCTTCAACGCAACCGGTTTGCCGCTGGCCGTCACGGCGCCGCCCGCTTTCATAAAAAGCACCTTCCCTTCCTTAACGGCGACAAACGCGCCATTGCGTTCAGCCAGGCGGGAGAGAAACGCAGCATCGGACTCCTGAGTCTGATCGATATGCGCAATGGCTATGGATGAAAACTCCGCCGCCACGCTGGCGCTAAGCTGGTTGCGCTGCGCGATGGTATCAACAATTGCGCCGAGGGTGGTGTCATGCCATGACTGCTCGCGGCGAACGTTGAGCTTGCCACGAAAATCGGCGCTGCGCCCCCGAATGGTTAACCGGTCCGGCGCCCCCCGAAATTCAATATCATCGACCGTGAAATTCCCCTTCAGCTCCAGAGGGGTACCCTGCCAGCCCAGCCATAGCGTAATAAACGCACCGCGAGCCGGCAGGTCTAACAGACCGTCGGAATCATCCAGCTCAATGTCCACCTGATCGGCTTCCAGGCCTCGGTTGTCAGTCATGGTCAAGCGGATAAGGCGATGGCTAAAATTTTGCGTAATATCACGGCCATTAAGCTTGAGCATAAAATCGGGGGCGATTTTTCCCCCTGCCCGGATATTCATTTCCGTGATCATCCCAGCAGCCCTCCAATTTCGGTACGCGCGCTGGTCACCAGCTCTTCAGCCTGTGTTCTCAGGTCGCCAAACATCGCCATCAGCGATTCGTCAACCCGCTTCAGAGAAAGCGTAAAATCAATTTTCCGCGCCGTACCATCGCTGTAAAAATCCGTATGGGTGTGCGTCACCTTATCAATCACAAACATGCCATGAATAATGCCTGTCCCGTCGATCAGCGGCCATGCGCGCCCCTCATTCGCCATCAGTTCGATGGCTTTCAGGGACAATCGCCCTCCGGTAATTTCCGGATAAAGCGTTCCGGAGAGCGTATGGGATGTATCGCCCTCCCCCAGATACTGCCAGGCTTTGGGCTTCCCGATGCGATCGTTAGAGGCCCAGCGGTAATCCTTTGAAAACTGCATTGACTGATACGGCAAGGTTCGTCGCTCAAAGACAAACAGCCCCAGCACCATTAACATTTTCTCTCTCCTTACTCATACATAAAGTGGGATCGCTGGTCCGCCGCTTTCTGTCTGTCTCTGCTGTCCAGGGCATCCTGAATTTGGCGGCTGAGGTCCGCGCCGGATGTCATGTCACCCTGCAGCGTGAAGTGATATTCGCTCCTGCTCTGATCGACGTAAGAGCGTCCGCCAGTGGCGAGCGCTGGCTGATACTTCAGATAGCCACCATAGGTCGATGTCGGCGGAATATACGCACTGCCCGGCGCAGAGGAAGCCGCCTCTGCGTTAGCCGCAGCGGGCTCGATGTTGTCCGACTTTGTTTTGATAAGACCGAGTTTATCCAGTAGCCAGGTCGCCTTGCTGCTCAGAGTGTTGAACAGATTAAGCGGTGCCATCAACGCCTCCCCGAGCATCTGACCGAACATCACCCCCGCGTTTTTGCAACTGTCGAGCGTTTCCTGAGTCGTTTTGATTGGCGTAATCAGGTCGGTGAACCACTGCCAGATCCCGCCCAGCTTCTCTGAGATGAAACCAAACGCCTGCAGAAGTGGAGAAAACAGCTCGCCCAGTGGAGCAAAAGCCACAGAAAGCCCTTCCATCACCCCGGTAAAGAAGGCGCTGACTGGTTCCCAGTATTTAAAAATCAGTAATGCACCCGCCGCAATCGCCGCACCAATGGCAATGATGGGCCAGCTGAGGGCACCCAGGATCGCCATGATGCTGCCGCCGACCACGCTGAAGGCGGTGCCTAACATCCCGGCGGCGGTAATGACCAGGTTCAGGCCGGTCACCATCGGCGCAACGACCATGCCCAACCCGCCCACTATGCCGGCAAACGCCTGCGCGCCGACGATAACCCCGACCAGGCCTTGCGTCAGTGCGGGGTTGGCATTCACCCACAGAGAGAGCGTACTGATCCACCCGGTCGCGGTGGTGGTCAGGGTACGCAGGGCGCCATCCGCCTTATCAAATACATCCATCTTCAGGCCGTTCCACACCGCCTGAAGCTTGCCTATATCACCGGCAAGGTTATCGGACTGAACGGCAGCTACCCGCGCGGTACTGCCCTTTGCCCCCTGGAGCTGCTGACGTTTCTCAGACAGCGTTCCATTACCCGCGGCGGAGACCAGTACCGCAGCGCCTTGCGCGTTTTCCTGACCGAAAATGGTCTTCAGGTACGCCATCTGCTGCGCGGTACCGAGTTGGCTCTTTTCAAAAGATGCGGAGAGGGCTTTGAGGATCTGCTCGGCAGGCAGCAGATTGCCTTGTCCATCATAGGTTTGTACGTTCAGTTCACTCAGCGCGGCAGAACCCTGACCGTTCTGCATCTGCAGATGGCTCAGCACAGCGCTGACCCCGGCGCCAGCCGTGCTCCCTTTCATCCCCTTTTCCATCAGAATGCCAAGCAGCGCGGTCGTCTCTTCAAGGCTCACGCCAGCGCCGCTGGCAGTTGGCGCAACAGAGGCCACGGCAGCACCCAGCTCGGTAAGGCTGGTGTGAAAGGAGGTAAATCCGCGGGTCAGCACGTCTGCGACACGCTCAGCATCGGTATTGGCCAGGTTAAACGCGGTCTGTGCATTGCTGATGATGTCGGCGGCGTTTGCGGCATCGACATTTCCCGCAAGGCTGAGATTAACCGCAGGAAGCGTGGCCGCAAGCACACCATCGGCGTCATATCCTGAACGAACCAGCTCGGTCTGCGCCCGGGTGACCGCCTCCGTTGAGGTTCCCGTACCGGCACTGACGTCCCGTGCCTGCTGGCGAATAGCCTCAAGCCTGGCATCTCCCTTCTCCAGACCAAGACTGGCCTGAATAGCAGACATCTGCTTTTCAGCACTGATACCCGGCGCCATAAACCGGGACGTCTGGTCAAAGCTCGTCTTTGCCATGCTCACGCCTGTGCCAGCGATCTGATGCACACGCGTGGCAACACGTTTGCCGGATTCGTAGCGACGCTGAACGGCATTGAGCCGCTCCTGCTGCTGATTAACCCGGGCGAGTGCCTCTCGTTGTCCGTTGAGCTGCTGCGTTTTTTCGCCGATGCTCTTTCTTAAACGACGTTCATCTGCTGCCAGGGTCCGGGTATTAATCCCCGCCTGCGCAAGTTCGCCGCGCTGACGCTGGACGGACTGGCGCAGATTGTTGTACTCAAGCTTCAGGGCGGCGGCAGACTGGCGGGCTGCCGTCAGCGCATCGTTCTGCTCACGGGTGGGGTTTTGCGTGTTTTTCAGTTCACGTGCCAGCGCCGCCGTCTGTTGTCTCGCCAGGGCAAGCGCCTGCCCCGTCATGGTGAGCTGACTGCTTGTTTTTCTGAATCCATCGACGCGGGCCGCCTGCTCATCGAGCGCACGCAGCGCCGCCTGCGATTCACCGATCTCTCCCTCAAGAGAGAGACTGGCATTGTGGATAGCTTTGAGCGGTCGGCTTGCCCTGGCGACTGCATCCAGCAGCGCCTGAAGTCTGACATTATTACTCATGGTGGTTTCCGCTTCGCTGCAGCGCCTTATCGCGCCATATGAGGAGTTCGGTCACGCTCAGGGGGTACAACTCTGACGGCGGCCAGTGAAAAATCACCGCGATATCCGCCATCAGATCGTCGACCGACAGGTTTTCAGGAAATTTCAGCGAACCGAAGTCGGTGACAAAAAACCGACCACCTTACCGGCAAAAGAGAGCAGGTCGGAGGCATCCAGACGTGCAATCTCATGTTCAGTCAACGCGGGAGAGGTCATTCGCGGCAGCACTTTAATCAGGGCATCCACGTCGGATTGCGCCAGTGACGCCAGCGATACGCCACGCAGGGTGCCCGCATTGGGTTTTGCGACGGTCACTTTTTCGATTTTTTGCTCGCCGCGCAGAACGGGGCTATCAAGCGTGACGGTGTTTGGGTTTTCGCTTTCGTTGATAACAGTCTCGTTGATATTTTCCATTTCGTTACTCTCAAAAGGGTAAGTAACCGGCCAGCAGCTGCGGCCGGTTAAGGGTTACAGGCCGATGGCCTTACGGTGTTCCGCCAGACGATCGACGCCGTCGACTTTCAGCACCATGTTGATGATGTCAATCTCGATAACCTCTTTGCCATCGATAGTGAGCTGGTAGTAAGCGCACTCGGTGGACATCTTGGTCGTACCGCTTTCGCCCTGCTTGTTCTCGCCGCCGTCAAACTCTTTGTGACGGCCACGCATCACGATCTCGACCGCAGAGATTTCACCGGTATCGTCACGCTGGAAGGATCCGGTAAAACGCAGCGGCACGCTGTCCGCGCCTGGCGAGGCATACTGCGCCCACAGTGCAACGTCCGGCAGACCACCAATGGTCCACTCCAGCGCCAGGGCATCATCGTCCAGGCCGAGGTCGACAGAGACCGAGCCCGGCATACCGCCGCCGCGATACTTCTCCAGCTTGCGGGTGAGCTTCGGTAAGGTGACAGACTCAACAACGCCCATATAGCTCAGGCCATCGTTGAACATATTCAGATATTTAAGTTTGCGTGGTAACGCCATGCTGCAGCTCCTTAGCTGTTAACCGAATCTGACAGGTCTGCCAGATAGGTATCGGTGATGCGCTGGCGCAGGGTCAGATTCTCCAGCGGCGGAACAGGGGTGTAGTCGTAATCGATATACAGTTTCCCCGCTTTGAGGGTCGACACGTCATTCGATTCCGGGTCATACCAGCAGGAGCCGTCAACGATGTAGCCGTTGGTTTTCAGCTCACGGAATTTGGCATTGATACCGGAAATGATGTCGCGGATAAGCGTTGGGGTAATGGGTTTATCCATCGCCCATGCGTGCGCTTCCGCCATGGTGTCGGCCAGTACCTGCGCGGTACGGGTGTAGTTTTCAAACAGGAATAACGGATCGTCAGAACAGGTACGGTTGCCCCAGAATTTGAAACCGTCATTGCGAATCAGCGTGGTCACGCCCGCCTGGTTAAGCAGGTTGGCATCAGTAGCCTGTTCCTGCAGGTCCCAGGAGACAGATGCGCTCACCCCGCTAACACCGTTAACACCGACGTTGGACAGGGTTTTATGCCAGCCGGTGGTCTGGTCGATTTTGGCGCGCAGGCCAAGTGCGCGTGCGGTCGCCCAGGCCGTTTTGGTCGCGTTCGTGGTGGTATCCCACGCCAGGAAATCCGGGTGAATAACCATCAGCTCACGCTGGCTGAAGTTTTTGCGATAGTTGATCGCCTCAGGAATGGTTTTACAGCCCCATGCGCTGACATAGCCAAACGCACGCAGGCTCTGGCACGTTGCTGCCAGCGCGGTCGCCACTTCCTGCGAATCCAGCCCCGGTACGCCGAGAATGCGTGGTTTAACGCCGGTCACCGTTTTGGCGGTGAGAAGTGCCTTCAGGCCGGTGTATTTGCCGTTTTCGTCGGTGGTACCAATGATGTTAGAAATGGTTTCTTTCTGTGCGGCTTCCGGGTCTTCCGGGTTATCGACACCTTCGGCCACGCGAACAACAACGACAACCGGTTTGCACTGATCGGCAATCGCCTGAAGGGAAGCGGACAGCGTGCCTGTTTTCCCGGCTTTCGCAATCGCGGATTGTACATTGGTAATGAGCACTGGCTCGTTAAGAGGGAATGTCTGTTCGTCAGCATCGCTGGCCGTACAGACCATACCGATGATTGCCGTCGAGACGGTGGAAATGGTGCGTGTGCCATCGTTGATTTCGATGACTTCCACGCCATGGTGATAGTCGCCCATCCGTTTAACTCCGTGGTTTAGTGGTGAGGGTATTTTCTGTGGAGCGCGCGTTGGATGCGACGTATTGGGGTTGGGGAAAGGATTACACAACAAACGAAAAGCCCTCCGGGAGGAGGGCTTGGGTTATTGCGGTTTTTCAGGCCATTCAATGTCTGGCGCTTTGCTGGTATCAACACGGTTGAGGAGAACTCTGTATTTTTTCCACTCCTGTAAGCAAGCGCTTTCCGTATCAGTTGCCATCGATAAATCAACGGCATCCTGCAGTGGTGCTATTACTTCTGCTGCTGCAGACATGAGCGAGTGTTTTTGTTCTTCAGCATTCGCTATAAGCTCTTCTTTCGTGTAATGGTAAAGTTCTATCGTATTACCATTGAATAACCACTGCCCTGAATTTGAGAATTCAGTCGGAATATCATCCGGCTGGATTTCTGCGACAGACAGGCCACGCGGTACTAAAGCAGAAACATCGAAGGATACAGAATCAATTTTTCCATCAGGGAAGTAAGCTATTTTCAGCGTACCCTCAGAAAAGTTGTCTTGAACTTCGTACCAGTCATTTCCTTCGTTATCCTGAAGGAATTCATATCCCATATCAGCAAGTTCTTTTTTTTCACCACTCTCTGGAATATACGGAATGAAATTTTTATAGATAAGCATACATATATCCTAATCAGGCTGAAACAGCGTTTACCCATGAGCCATTAACGAGATACTGGATGGGACGCAAACGGTAATAGCCATCGTTTGACCCGAAATCTCCCCCCATCGTTACAACGTACCCTGATTGATCTGCCAGGCTACCGCTACCATTTGATACGTCTTTTGATGCTCCCAGGCGGACCGCCGTAACATAGTTACCTTTAGTCTGATAACGAGCATCACTTTCGGATTTGGTATATGCCTGACCTGCTGGGGTGTAATTTCCTTTAGGCTGATATCTTCCGTCGCTCTCTGCTTTGGTATAGGCCCCGGTTTTCGCCATATACCCCGCATCGCTTTGCGCTTTTGTGTAATAACGGGCGTCGAAATTAGCAAAACTTCCGGGAATGAGCTGGCCTGGCGCGCTAAAATTACCACTGGTATCCCATTTATAATTGACATCCTGACCGCCACTGCCTTTCATGTGCAAATGCCATGAAAGAGCGGTATCAGCGACAAGAGACCCCATTGAAAAAGCCCATGAATTGACACCGGCGATGCTTGCCTGTTGTTTTAAAGCTGGATGGTATTCACTCGCACCGGTTGTCGAATATGAGTTAAAAAAAGCTGCTTTTGTTTTGTACTGTTCTGCCCATGCAAGTGCACCGGCATAACCCGCTGTAATTTCCTTCGTAGCGAAAATGGTGTTGCCTACAGTAAATGGTGTCTCAGATTGTAATGCCCCGGTTTCCAGGCTAACCCGTAATGGACGCAATGAATTGTAGTTTCCGTAAGCATCGCCCTTATTCGTCAGCATCAGATAAAGATTATTACCGTCGTTGCGCCAGAAACACCCGTAGTTTCCATATGCAATCCGATAACTATTTGCGGAAATGGATTGTACTTCTCCGTTTGAACGCAAATAACCGCTAAATTGTCCGGCGCCGTTTGCCTGAAGCAATAGCGAGCCATCTTTATTTCGCTGAGAGTAAAAGTGATAGCCTGTATCGTCCCCCAGTTCAACGACGGTTGGCCGGTCTACATTCCCCCAAAGGCGCCAGTTTGCATTCTTGTCAGAGGTGTTGGCTGAAACAAAGGCAAGCTTTTTCGTGTTTCCCGAATAAAATCCGCCAAGTTGCGAAGTAATATTCCCCCGCACTCTCAGGCCTGTACTCGCGCTAATCGCCAACTCCTCCTGCGCATCGGTATTGCCTGTAGCCAGACGATACTCAACACCCTGTACAGTTTCATGCCAGATAGTGTCTGCCGCTCCGCCACGCATTTTACGAAGATAATTTTTATTGCCTGTCGTGGCGTTGGAAAGTGCCGTTAAGTTGTAGGTGGCCTGTGCTACAGCGTCCTGATTTAATGTTCCGGTCATACTGTCACCGGCTTTACTAACTCGCTCACTGGCATTTATATTGGCTGCAGTAGCGTTGTCGTTTGCGGATTTAACCGCCTTCGGCGTCGCTGCCAGTACCTCCGACACACTGTCAATCGCACTGCTGAGCTGGACAAGCCCCTTACGCGCCGTAGTGGCATCCACCGCGGTGTACTTGGCGTTTGCCAGATCATACGCAATCTTCACCGCCTTCGGCGTTGCCGCCAGCACCTCAGACACGCTGTCAGTGGCGCTACTCAGCTGAACGATCCCCTTACGCGCCGTGGTTGCATCCGCTGCGGTATATTTCCCGTTCGCCAGATCGTACGCTGCCTTTACCGCTTTCGGCGTTGCGGCAAGCACCTCAGACGCGCTGTCGGTGGCGCTGCTTAACTGGGTGAACCCCTTTGCGGTCAGCGTGGCGTCCGGATGGCTGCGGGACTGCTCATGCTCCGTCAGCTTCCCGTCGACGTAATCCTGCGTGGCCATCACCGTTGAGGTGTCTATCGTCAACTCGACGGAGGAAATATCGCTCACCATGATAACCATGCGAAGCGTCTGCGCGCGTCCTGACCCCTCTGCCAGCGCGGGCTTATAGCTTTCAGCCATATTCCCGACGGCAATCAGCGTCCCGGTATCGTCATAAAGACCCATCTCACGCATCCAGAAACCGCCCACCTCAGGCGGGATCAGCAGCTCCGCCACAACGTAGTTTTTGTTCTTCTTGTCCTGGCTGATTTTATTCAGCGCGTGGCGCCAGACTTCATTCACCAGCTTTGTCTGGCTGGCATCTGGAACGGGCAACGCACCGCCGCCGTCGCCGACCGCCATTGCGGTGAAGTTCACTTTCTTCGCGTTCGGGACGGTTGCTGCAGCCAGTTTTTCTGCACCGGCTTTGGTGATAACCGTTTTAAATTTCACTGTCATTATGCTCTCACTTATCCGGGGTAAACCGTAATGATGTCGCCGTCATAGCTCAGGGCACCGGTAAAAAGATAACCCGGAATGTCCTGGATGATATTCAGGCCGATAAGGTGGCGGCTGGCAGGCTTCGCATCAGCGATAAGCCTTTCCATCTCGTAATACATTTCCTCGGTGATACCGGTGTCTAACACGCCGATATCAAGGCGGAAGGTGCCGGGCGGGTCGTTGGTTTGCCACCACTCGGTGACGTTAATCAGATAACCAAGCGGCTCCACGACGCGGCGCACGGCGCCGATGGTTCCCTTGTGGGCATGGATAAACCACGCCGCGCGGATCACGTCCCGTTTGGTGGCCTCCGGCCAGTTCTCGTCCCAGCGATCGACCGAAAATGCCCACGCCAGCCACGGCAGTAAATTCGCCGGGCAGGTATCCGCGCTCCAGAGATGGCGCAGCGGTACCGGCGTTTTTTCTATCTCCGCGCAGGCGCGCGCGGCCGCCACCTCAAGCGGCGACGATCCAACCGGTAAAAGACGGGTATCACTCATCGCTCCCCCCCACGGTTACGCTGTAGTGGCTGCACCATGAGGCCTGAGTTTCATCGAGCACGATATCGGCTGCCGGGGCGGTCAGTTCCACGCGCTGCACCCCTTCAACGTGAAGAGCGGCGTAAATGGCAGACTTGCGAATATCGCGTCCCAGCCGATGCTGCGCCGTGATATAGGCCTGCAGCCGGGCTCTGGCCGCGTTAAGCACCGGTTCGCTTTCCGGGCCGGGGAAGAGGAACAGCGAGGCCGCAATGGTGTAGTCGACAATTTTGGCCGACTGGACGGTCACGCGATCGGCGACTGGCCTGACGTCCTCATCGTTCAGCGCATTGCGAACGCGGGTAAGCAGCTCTTCAGACGCCACGCCGTTATTCTCCCGTGAGAGCACGGAAACGGTGACGTTCGCGGGCTGGGGGCTGATCACGGAAATATCCGCCACCCGGCCATCCGCGCTGCGGCCATGGAACTGATAAGCGCCTGTCGAACCGGCCACGCTCAGCCCTTCCGGCGCCTGCTGGATACGCAGACGAAAGTCAGTATCAGACTCCATCACAGCCGGCGTGGGCGGGAAGGTCGTGTCGTCGGCAGGCGTAATCACCAGACGCTGAAGGTTAGCGTTTGCCCCAATCTGGTCGAGATCGCTGCCAGTGGCGTAGGCCAGCATGACCGCTCGCGCGGCCTCGTTGACGCGCTGGCGCCAGATAACTTCCCGATACGCGTTTTCCTGCAGCAGCTTCACAATCGGCTCTGACTCTAAGGTCAGCGTGCGTGCGATAACTTCTTGCTCCGCCTCTGGAAAGAGTGAGACAAGGGTGGCCTTTCGTTCTGCCAGCAGCGTTTCATAATCCACCTCCTCCACGACATCAGGCGCGGCGAGCTGGCTCAGATCAACAATAGCCATAGCGTTTAACTCAGTGAAATGGTGAGAGAAAAGGAGCGATCGGAAGAGGGTCGCGTGCCGGTGATATCGACATACAGCGTCCCGTCACTCTCCGACCGTTCGAAAGCAATCGCCGTCAGGCTGATCCGCGGTTCCCATTTCTGGATCGCGGAATAACATGCGGCCATAATCTGCAGGCGCAGCGCCGGACTCTGGGGCCTGTCGATCATCGCCGCCAGCAAGGAGCCGTACTCCCGGCGCATAACACGTGAGCCAACTGGCGTAACCAGAATGTCGCGTACGCTTTGCCTGATGTGTTCCGCCTCTGAAATGCTGAGCCCGGTCTGACTGTTCATTCCCGTGTAGCGCACCGTCATTGCGTCCCCTTAGTCCAGCTTCCGCCGCTTTGCACACTGCCGTGGGCATGGTTGTCCACCTGCACCCCATTGGAGGTGAATTTACCGCCGGAATGTTCAATATTTCCGGCCATCACCCCACCCTTCTGCACCTCCAGAGAGGCGGTAATTAACTTGTTGGTACACACCACTTCAGGCGTGTCCAGCGTGATACGGGTCTCTGCTTTCACCTGTACCACCGGAACGGTCGCGGTCAGCGATTCCGATGCGGTGATGGTTGCCGTTTTGATGCCGGTCGCGGTTAGCGCACCGTTGCCGGGCTCGTATTCGATAACCGCCCCATCAGGAAACGAGACGTGGAGCGCGTCAGGCGACTCAGACGGCGCCGGATGGTCGTCAGAAAAAATGCCTGGCAACACGAAGGCGGTATCCAGCTCACCGCCGATAGCCAGCAGCAAGACCTGTTCACCCTCGGACGGTGCCCACCAGACGCGCGAGCGGCCTGCGCGGCAGGTCAGCCAGTTCAGCCAGGTGGTTTTCATCCCCCCGGACTGGACGCGGCAGAGCCCTCGTTTGAGGTCGACATCAGTCACAACACCGAGACGAATAAGATTGCGGATCGCGCGAGCGATGCCGTGTATGGAAGTTAGCGTATTCATAAGAAGAGAATGCCGCTCAGGGCGATCGGCAGCAACGAGGCGGGGTTTTATGCGGGATGAAACAACAAGTATGGCCAGCCGAGAGGGCTGTGGGCTGGCCATCAGCGTGGTTACGTCAGGCCTCCCACCGGCTGACCAGTTCACCGTTGACATATAGCTCCATCGGACGCGTGACGGGTTCCGGCAGCGGCGGCTCCGGAGAATAGGTGGCAAGCAAGGTCCCTTCATTCTCGGACACCAGAATCCGCTCGGTTAACTGCAGGCTGAAGCTGATATCTGAGGTTTCATCGTCATTGAAGACAACCTGAAAGAGATACCCCTTTTTCCGCCCCTCATCGAGGGTAAAAATATCCGGCTGGTTTTCCCGAAGCCAGGCCAGCACCGGGACGAAAATCCCCTCGCTGTCACCGGAAAAACCGCTGACGTTCGCCTTCAGCTCATATTGTTTTTCGAACGAGAGCGAGGCCGCCAGACGCGCATCGATGTTACCGCTGCCGACGGTCATCCGTAAGCGCTCCGGGTTTGCGCGCAGTTGTGGTACAGCGTCAATTAATGCCTGACGCAGGCTCTTGAGTTTGTGCATCGAGTTTATCCTGACAGTCTTTAATGGTTTCAACCTGCAAGGCGCAGGCGATAAGGGCGTGCTCAAGCCTGCGAATATCGGCGCTCAGATCGCCGTTAGTGACAGGCTCACTTGCCGGCATCGGGCAGGCGCTCACCTTTGGGCAAGCGTTGTAAACAATGTGCGGCGGAGGCGCAGGCGGCGCGGGTGTGCAACCTGCGGACAACATCAGGCAGCTGAGCGTGATACCAGCGGCGTAGTGCTTCATTTTCATTCATCAATCTCCTGAGCGCCGCTTCGCGCCTTGCCATCTCCTCAGCGGTAACGGCAAGCGCATCGCGGAGCCTGACCTGCGCGTTTTCATTTTCTCTGGCCATCCGTTGCGATACGGCCAGCTGATGGTTCAGCGCGTGAATCGTGTTTTTTTGTTCAGCGGCGATCTGGTTGGCTTTGGCAAAGGAGCGGGACAGGTTCAGATTGTCATGACGAAACCACAGGGTAATGGCCATCAACACAGCCAGCATCAGCAGGAGAGTTCTCATCCCGCCCCCTTCATGCACCAGGCCTTTTCACGGGCCCGACGGTTTTCAAGCCCGGCGTTCTTCTTCCCGTTGACATACACCCAGCGGGTCAGCTGATCGCAGGCCTGCGGCCACTGTTTGTGATGAATAAACGCCACCAGCGTCGAACGGCAGGCGGCACCGGTTCCCACGTTAAAGGCAAAACTGACCAGCGCGTCATAGACGCGGGGTGGCATCTCCACCGGCGCGCATGCGGCAAGTTGTTTCTCAACCTTCAGAACGTCGGCGATCAGGTTCGCCGCCGCGTCACGCTCGGTGATCGCCTGCGTCGGTACGACGCCTGCCGTATGGCCAATGCCTGACGTCCATACGCCCGCGCTACAGCGGTAGGGCGAAAGACGGCAGCCTTCAAGATCGGCAAGTAACGCCAGCCCTTCAGGCGAGGTGTGCAGTAATCGAAAGTCAGGCATGAGCACCGCCAGGGCAAGGACGCTGGCGACGCTGCAACGCTTAATGATTGAGTTCACGAATACTCTTCTTATCGAGGCCCAGAGATTTGAGATAGCGCCAGGTTTTTCGCTTAAACCAGTAATTCGTCAGCGCGGTAAAAATGGCGCAGAGGCTTCCCACGTACAGCGCCACTTTTTCGGGAGACATCGCCCCGAACCAGGCCAGCGCCACGGCCAGCCAGTAGGCAATAAACGTGGTGACTTTCTCCAGACTCAGTCCCATAGGTTCACGGATTCTTTTCTGGGTGCGCTATCGACCTCTGGCATGTCTACTGCCGTACCATGGGGTAAGACAACGCCATACTCAGCAAGGCCAGGATTGGCTTTCAGAACGGGTTCGACTACGCCTGCCGTGCGCCCGTAATAACGGGCACAGATGGCATCAAGCGTATCCCCCTGCATTGCATAGATCTTCATCAGACGCTCCAACATCCGGATTTCCAGGTACTGTAGAGTTTCCAGAGCCAGCGCCCTTTCCGCTATCGCAGGCGGATGGACAATCGCGGACACAACAGGCTGTCCGCGTACGACAGAACGCGGCTCAAATCTGAATGAAGGTTGATGCCCGGGAAAGGGCAGACGCTAGCGCCAGCTCTCGTCTTCCCAGACTTCCCGAAGAATGTTGTCTAACGCTTCGCGCTCGGCCTCGCCGTTGATGCCCAGCAGCTCGACGCCCGTCATGGAGCCTTCTTTCACCGTCACCCGTGTTGACGGGAACAGAGGCCTTATTCTGCGGGTGAGTTCGCACTGGAAGGCCTCTACGACGGAAGGGCCAATGTGCTGATCTTTATCCAGGGTAATATTCACCCGCACATTGCCTTCTTTTTTGATTCGTTCTGGAACAGGCGATGCCGAGAAAACAACGGTAAACGCGTTGTTTTTGATTAAATTCCCTCTCGCTATCTCAGCAATAAGATTCAGGGCAATTTCACGATCTCTCTCCTGACATGTTCCTTCCGTCGTCAGTCGCGCAATCATCTCGACTCGTTCAATCATGACTTGCTCATTCAACTCTCTGTCCACACAACCTCCACCACGAGATACTGTATAAACATACAGTAGCACGTAATCATAAAAAGAGTGAAGCAAAAAATCAGACCTGTTTGCGGTATGTGCATGATATCGATGGAGATTAGCGCATACTTCCGGCGACCTGATGCCTTAAATGCCCGGTACGTTCAAGGATTGAACTGGCCTTATCCAGGTAGGGCGGGGGCAACTCGCGGTGTCGGTGCAGATGTGTAAAATCACCCGCCGTACAGTTATTGACAGAACTCCAAGAGGGCGCGGTGGCGCCCTTAAGGTCAACGGCCCGCTTCGGTACAATCTTCCACTGTTTGAGGCGCGTTAAAACCGGTGACCCGGCCCCAACGGCCGCATCGTAGACCCCGCGGATACAGACGGTTTCCTCGCCGTACTGGTTATATTCTTCCTTCAATTCGTAGAGCGTACGTACCTGCAGATCGTCACGACGGACAAACGGCCCGCCCTGGGCGTTCACATACCCCGCCCAGTCTCCGGCGTCCGCCGCGTCATGCACGGCGGCAAACTCCACGCTCAGGCCATGCGCCGTCTCGCGGTCGGCGAGACGGCGCAACTCCCGGTAGACCGTCACCGGCGCACCGCCAATAAACTGAAACTGACGGATGTGCCAGCGGGCCGCCCAGGCGGAAACGGCGGGTGCGGTCTCTTTCAACAGCTCGCCATTTTCATCATCAGTTTCGCCATCAAGTGCATAGCCATCGATATTCTTCGCGATGTATTTGGCGATATAGCCGGTAGCGCTGCCCTTCTCCGGGTCAATGGCTTCGGCGTGAAAACGGGCTTTTTTCGCCCTGTCGCGTTGTAACTCGAAGGCATCCTCTTCGCAGGCATAGTCATTCATGATGCGTCGAACCCGCCCGGTATCCTCCGGCCGCATGAACACCAGCATATGCCAGTGGGGCGTACCGTCATGATGAGGTTCAGCAACCCGGATCCCGAAAATACGAATCCCTTCCCGGTGCAGCTTCGCCCGGATACGCGCCCAGAGTCGGTTGAGATAATGTTGTGTATCTGCCGGGCTGGCGCCGTTCCACTTGCCGTTACGGTAACCGGCCTGCACGGTCGCGTGATACTTCGCGGGGGCGGTTAAGGTGTAGAACTCGCCTGCATAGCCCAGCTCATGGCAGATATTTTCAAACCCGCGAATGCGGGTCATCAGTTCACAGCGACGTATTGCGGGGTTGGCCACCGAGCCATCGTATTTTTCGATCAGACTGATACGGTTACCCTCTTCATCTTCAAGCTCCAGCCCCTTCAGGAACTCACGCGTACGGCGCTTCTGCTCGCGCCACTCGGCGATGCACCGTTTGCTCGCATAGGCAGATTTCTTTTTGCTGACGTGACCGATGGCGATCTGCAGATGCTCCCGCCAGGCGGCCGCCATCCGACGCAGACGACCGCGCCACCAGGCCTCTGAAAACATCCGGATCACCGCCGGGGCAACGTCCTCTTTGCAGAAGACGGTTTTTAACACACGCTCCCAGTGGGGAGGGAGCACGTTGAACTGACGGGTAATGACACCGGCGCGCTGATACCAGGCATGCAGCGTTTGATATTCACCCATGCCGGCATCGTCCATATTTGCCAGCTCGGCGCGAATAAAGCGGGCGATGTCAGCCCCCAGCAGATCGATATCCGCACGGGACATATCCGGAAGGCGGTTGAAGCGGACGACCATATCAACCATCCGCGAGGCAAGGTATTGCCGCAGCGGCGTGTCGAAGTGGCCATCAAAAACCGCCGCGGAGACGCTCTCGTGCACGCCGACCCGGCTATATTGCTCAGCAACCCGCTGCAGGCGGGGTAATACCCCTTTACAGAAGCGGATCAGAAACGTATTGGCTCGCGGTGTGCCCTGCTGTTGTTCGATGGCGTCAACCGTACGCCACACTTCGGAACGGACGCATTCAGGCTGCAAAGAGAGGGCTTTTCTGGCTTGCAGCAGCGCCGCGAACAGACGATCGCGACGCTGCAATTGAGAGTGTGTGAGATAGGGGCTGACAATGGCCGTCCGTGGCGCATTCCACGGATAAGCACAGGAGATAGCCAATTCACCCTCCCCGATAGTGTTTGTTTTTCAGCTCCGTCATTTCCTGGCAGGTAACGCACATGGCCACGCCGGGGACGGCAATACGGCGCGCCTCGGGGATCGGGGCGTCGCACGCTTCGCAGAGCAAACGCGATGGCGACACAGGTCGACGGCGCGCGCTGTTAATGTGGCGCTCGCGTTCTGCCAGTTCACGCTCCTGCACCAGATCGATAAAATCAGCCATCAGTGCAGCTCCTGGGATTCACGCTCGTAACGGGCCGCTTCGTGACACAGCAGTTCAGCCACGTCTTCACCGCTCATGCCGGTTTTGTAAATGTGGCTGGCCAGCGCCTCGAGGCGCTGTGAAACCGCGAGCGCACGTGCTCTTCGCTCCTCGGTCTTCGCCTGCGCCAGCAGACGTACCAGTTTGTCTCCCTCGATCGGGGACGTGCGGTTTTCGCTATTTCGCATTACTCGTTCTCCTTAAATTCAGGCAATAGAATGCCCGGCGGGTTTACGCCATTACGTTTGGTTGGGGTTACATCGGCATGGTCAGCCGTTCGGGAAATAAGCTCACGACTGCACGAAAATGGTTCATGGCGGTAATCAGCGCCCTTTTCTCGTCAGTCGTCAGTTCACCGATCTCGCACGCATGACGGGTAGCGGGTAATTTCGCCAGGAAGAAGATGGCGGCCAGCGCGCGGGTGTTCTCTTCAAAACAGGGATCGCGCTTATCACGCAGCTCTGCAAAAAACCGCGTCAGCTCTTTCTCGCTATTGCCCCAGAATCTGGCGCGCAGTTCAGCCACGTGGTTAAGTCCGGACAGACGCGCCCCGACGCTGAGTGGAAAGCTTGCCTGAGCTGCTTCTATCGCCATAACGCCCCTCGCTTCGTTTCCCGCAACGTGAATTATTCACCGATAACAAGCTGGAAGCGGGAATGGCCTAACGCCTTACGTAGCTGCTCCTCTTTCCAGCGCGCGTAATAGATACGGATGGGGCCACCTGCTTTTTTGCAGCCCTTGCGGATAGTGCGCGGCTCAATGGGGACCCGGGGGTTATCACCGGTCGTCCAGCGGTAGGCAGTACGTTCAGAAACACCTTCCAGCGCGGCGAATTGCTGCAGCGTCACCACAGGGGCTGGCACTTTGATGATTGCGATTTCAGAAGCCATGTTGCATGATTCCCATTTTGATAATAACTGCAATCTTTAGCCTCTGTTTGCCAACGTCTGCCGCTGATTGCCCGAATTTGCAATGATACTAATACCCAATTGAGTATTAGTAAACACCCAAAGGAATATATTTTGATTTTAGATTCTCAAGTGAATAATGAAGAGTTGCTCGATAGAATCTGTCAGGTATATGGTTTTACGCAAAAAATCCAGCTTGCCCGGCACTTCAATATTGCCGCCAGCTCGCTGCAGAACCGCTACGCACGCGGCACTATCTCTTATGACTTCGCCGTGCAGTGCGCCCTGGATACGGGCGCCAGCCTGCGCTGGCTGATGACCGGGCAAGGTGCTCAGTTTGAAGGTCAGCCTGCGCCGGGCGATCCTGTATCTGTCGCGTCATTCACTCTTAGTGATGGTCGACTGGAAGAAAATACTACTTTGAGTATCGACTCCCATTTCTTCAGCAAACAACTCACCCGCGGCATCGCCGTCCGGGCTGAGGGAAAACTTCACTTTGTTGAAAAAGACGCATCGTTAACCGACGGGCTGTGGCTGGTTGAGATTGAAGGCACCACCAGCATCCGCGAGCTGACGCTCCTGCCGGGTAAAAAACTCCACGTCGCGGGCGGAAAGATCCCATTTGAATGCGGTATCGACGAGATAAAAACGATTGGCCGTGTGGTGGGTGTCTACAGCGAGGTTAACTGATGGCGGTCCGTAAAAATCCTGCCGGTGGCTGGCTTTGCGAGATCTACCCCAACGGGGCAAAGGGTAAGCGCATCAGAAAGAAATTCGCCACCAAAGGCGAAGCGCTGGCCTTTGAACAGTACACCGTTCAAAACCCGTGGCAGGAAGAAAAAGAGGACCGCCGCACCTTAAAAGCGCTGATTGATGCCTGGTATAGCGCTCACGGCATTACGTTGAAAGACGGTCTTAAACGCCAGCTGGCGATGCACCATGCCTTTGAGTGTATGGGCGAACCGCTCGCGAGGGATTTCGATGCGCAGATGTTTTCCCGCTACCGGGAAAAGCGGCTGAAAGGTGAATACGCCCGTTCTGCCCGGGTAAAAGAAGTTTCCCCCCGCACGCTTAACCTTGAGCTGGCCTACTTCCGGGCGGTATTCAACGAGCTGAATCGTCTGGGGGAATGGAAAGGCGAAAATCCGCTGAAAAATATGCGCCCTTTCCGCACGGAAGAGATGGAAATGGCCTGGCTGACGCAGGAGCAAATCGCCCGGTTACTGGCCGAGTGTCGGCGTCATGACAACCCGGATTTGGAAAACGTGGTCAGGATTTGTCTCGCCACGGGCGCACGCTGGTCTGAAGCCGAAGGGCTCAAAAAAAGCCAGTTGTCGAAGTACAAAATCACCTATATCAATACCAAAGGGCGAAAAAACCGCACCGTCCCTGTCAGCAAAGCCCTGTATGACGCTCTGCCTGATAACAAAAATGGCCGTTTGTTCAGTGATTGCTATGGTGCGTTCCGCTCTGCGCTGCAACGGACAGGTATCGAGTTACCTGCCGGGCAACTGACCCACGTGCTGCGCCATACTTTTGCCAGCCACTTTATGATGAATGGCGGGAATATCCTGGTCCTGCAACGGGTGCTTGGGCATACAGACATCAAAATGACTATGCGATATGCGCACTTTGCACCTGATCATTTAGAGGATGCCGTTAAGCTCAACCCGCTGGCGGTGAGTGGCGATAAAGTGGCGGTGGAGATGGCGAATAATGGGTAATCATTGGCAAACAGTGGCAATCTATGTCAATGATAAATAATGCAATGCATTGATTTTCGGTTGTTCTGGTAGGAACTCATAATCGCTTGTATCAAAATGCCAAAAAAGCCAACCCCGCACTCCCACGGTGTTGGCCCTGTTTTAAAGCAGTGACGGCCACAACAGGTTAAAACACGTAACGCATACCCAGCGTAAATTCGTTAGAGACAATATGCGCTTTCATCTGCTCGTCTTTTAAGCCGCGCGCGTTAGTGAAATTGTTATATCCGCTTTCGATCTTACCCATATCGATATAGCGATAGCCCAGGTCGACATACAGACGCTCAACCGGCGTGTAGCTTACGCCCGCTCCTAACGCGTAGGTCAGGTTGCTTTGGGTGGTCGAGGCGTATTCACGTCCGGCGTTACCCTGCCAGCCGCCCGCTTTGATCTTGCTTACGCCAAGCCCTGCGGTACCGTAAACAGAGACACCGTAGCCGAGTTCATAATCGCGGTAGACATTCAGCATCAGTCGTTCTGTTTCGGTCTGCAGGTGGTTAAAGCTGCTCGCGAATGTGCTGGAGCCGCTGGTGTACTCCGTTTTTTGTTTAAAGGTGTATTCACCTTCGGTACGCCAGCCGTTGCCGAACTGGTAGCCTGCGGCAATCGCCGCGCCGCCAAAATGCTCTTTCTCTTTACCGCCCACAAACTGACCGACACCCGGACGCGCGCTGGTATCCATCTCTTTCGCACGCTGTTCAATCTGCAGGTATTTTGCCGAACCGTAATACCCTTCTTCCGTATTTGCTGCCAGAACGGTAGCCGGGATCATCGCCACAGGCAGGGCGATTAAAATTGCTTTCATTTTCAT